TCAATGGCTCGAATCGATAGAGCGCCCAAAGCTCGGTGCCGTCCTTTGTCTCACCAGCGAGCTCGAAGCTGATTGAGTCGTGATCGTTCACGAGCTGGGCAAACTCCCACCGACGGTAGAGCCCTGGGATGCGCTGCCACTGGCTTAAGTCCATTGGGCCAGTATTGCGGAATGGGTCATCTTTGCTCTTGAGTAAATCTTTGATTGGCATCTCTTCACCTCCTACTAACTAAACGCGGATTTCATCTCTCAAGTGGGACACCGGATGAATAAAAAGCACCCCGAAACGGGATCAATTTCACCCATGAAAACACCGCCGGGACAGGGAGGGACAAGACCAGTCCCCCCTATAGGGGGGGGACTGGAATTTGTCCCACCCTCACTGTACCCGGTCCGACGGACAAAGAGAGGGACAAACACGGACAAGCCCTCTCGTAAGTGCTTGAAATTGCTGATGTCCCAATTTGTCCCTGATTTGTCCCTTTGTCCATTGTCTGACAATATCGGGACAAATGACCCCCGAATTTTGACCCCTCGGGACAAGCCCAATTTGTCCCTGATTGTCTGACAATTATGCACCGCGTCACCGTGAAGCCCTCATCATGTGAAGCACTGAAGCCCAAGCCTCATCAGTGACGGTCCAGCCGTTGGTGTTCCATTCAATGAGTTGCTCTTCGTCGAGCACGTTGATGAGCCGCCCGGTTGACCCTGGCATCACCTCTTTCTTGGCGCTGCCCTCTGCGAGCCCTTCAACATCCATCAACCACTTGCGAAGCTGATTGTTAGAGATCCAAGGCTTGCCATCAGCATCGAGCGGGCACGAGTTATCGAACCAAGCTCGAGCGAAACGGTCTTTCCTGGTGATGAGTTTCTCATCAACCTTCTCAACCGGCGTCACCGACTCAACTACCGCCGACTTGACGGGCTCGCCCTCATCGTCTCGCCAGCCAGGGATCTCAATCGTGCGAAGCTCGCACTGGTGACTCATCGCAAGCTCGGCGTCTTTGCTCTTGCGCTGCACAATCTCAATCGGCTTCTCACCCTTCGCAGGCACAACCGATATCTCAATATCTAACGCACCGCGCCAAGCACTCGAGCCTCGAGCCCGATGCTGAGCGTCATCGCTGACGCCGGTGTGATGCACAAGAAGCACCGAGCACTGAAAGCTCTGCATCAGGTTCGCGCACGCATCGAGCATCGACTTGGCATCTTGGGCTGAGTTCTCGTCACCGAGTAAGAACCGGTGGAGAGTATCAACCACGATGAGCTTTGGTTGCTCTGGCAGCCCTCGCAGAGCTTCAGATACTCGCTGGTAGCCGATGTCCGTGTTGAGGTCACAACCACTCTTGGAGATCCAAAGGCTCGTTGACTTCACTCGGTGGTGATGCTTCCAAGCTGCAACCCTTCCGCGTAGACCGTGATGACCTTCACCTGCGAGGTAGACCACCGTGCCAGGCTTTACCCGATGCCCACGCCAGTCACTGAGACCGCCCGCGATACGAAGTGCCCAATCCAAGACGATGAACGTCTTACCACCGCCCGACGGACCATGAACCATCATGAGAGCATCTTCTTGGATCCACCGCTTGACGAGCCACGAGATAGGCGCTGGCTGAGAGCAGAACTCATCGCCAGGCACAAGCCAATCACTCTGCTCCGGTGTCAGCACCGCGAGAAGGTCATGGCCCGCGTTGTGATAATCATTAGCATCGCCCGGCTCTGGCGGCATCACAACCTGCGCTCCATGCTTTGCAGCCGCTTCATGAGCTTTAGCCAAGCCAACGCCACCAACGTCATTGTCTGCGACGATGACAAGCCTCTGAGCTTGACCATAGAACTCGCGAAGGTGACCAGTCACGCTCGGCAAGTTGCTCGCAGAGAAAGCCACCACGACCATCGAGCCAGTCACTTCGCGCACTGTTGCACCAGTGGCAAAGCCCTCGACCACATAAATGGTATCGGTGGGCATCCCTATCGTAAAATAACAGCCACCGACTCGCCCGCCCTGGTGATAGAGCTTGCCACCGCTGCCGTCGATGTATTGCAGAGAGCTGAGCTGATAAGCCTCATCATAGAGCGGCACCATCAACCGACCATCTTGTGAGATGCGCACGCCGTGAGCTCTCACCCGCTTTCTCGTGAGATAGGGGTGATCATCACTGGCAGTCTGGGCTTGCTCCCAAAGCCGCGTGACCTCTTGCCTGGTGGTCTCACGTTGGCGCTCCATCTCTTGCCGCCGGATAGCTTTGGCTTTCTCAATGGTCGCCTTGCTCCGAGCAATCTCTTGCGGCGTCAGCTCGCGCCCGATGCTCGCCCGCCAGTCTTGTTTGATGTCACGACGCCAGCACCCAAACGCACCGCCAGGGATATCGTCACCGTGCGCGATGTACCAACCGGTACGCCCGCCCTTCTCATCGCAGTCGAAGCGATGGAGCAGACCATCAAGCTCGATGATGTCTGGTGGCTTGAGCCCTGCCTTCTCGATTGCTGTCTTTAGTTGCTTATCTGGCGGCTCAACCGGTCGCGCTTCCGCGTTGAATTTGCCACCAAAAATCTCTATTAAGTCACTCATTAGTTCCCTCCCTGATGGTGCGCTGGAGTCACTGCCAGCGCGTCATCAACCCTTGTCATTGCCTTCTACCTCTTGCTCTAGCTGCTGCAAACCAATCGCCAGCGCCTCACGGATAACGTCTGACTTCGATGAGCTTACTTGATATGCCCTGATGCTGCTCAGTAGCGGTGCTAGAGCATTGATACGCTTGAGCATCTCCATCGAGCACTTAAAGCCAACTATCTGATTCTTCATGTCTTTCTCCTTAAAAGTACTTTTTACCGAAAAATAATCACGGTTATCTTTAGACCATACGTTAAAAGCATTTGCAAACATCTTTAGACCGTGAGCATAATAATCATGTCGCAGCGACGCGGCACGAAACAAGGAGAAACAAGATGGAATTCAACGTACAAACAACTGAGATTAACCAGAAAGCAAATAAGCGAAATGACTATCGCCCATGGTGCTATCTGATCTCAATTAACTTTCGTGCTCCCTATCTTGTACGTGAGAACACTGAAAACGGCACATTCTATATTGAAGACACAAGAGGCGGCTGGACTAAACGAGTTTTCGCGTCTGATCTGCCTAATGATCTCAATGAGATGATTGAAGAATGCAAAGCCGAATGGGTTCGTGAATACCGCTAATTGAAACAGAAACAAGGAGAAACAAAATGAAAACAGTAACCTGGTGTGAAAAGACCGCTTACCAAATCACCTACAAAATCTCAGGCCGAATGGGCGCTTGGGATCTTCACATTAAAAATCATCTCACTGGCGAGTGGGATCACGAGGTTGGCTGCAAAACTGTGGCTGACTGCAACTATCACAAAGCGTGCCTAATCCGGCGCTGCCATGGGATGGACGGTTACTATGACCGCGACTCAGCGGCTAAATACCGCAATTACAATATCTAAACTTAACCGCCCGCCCCGAGCGCATCGGGGCACCGCTCACGATACGAGCACTAAACAAAGAAACAAAGGAAACAAGACAATGACTCACCAGACTTTTGAATCTGCAATCACTGCCATCAAAGAAGACCTCGCTGACGGTTCGACTCAAGAGCTGGCGCAATATCTCGCAGAGCTTATGTCAGACAATGCGATTGAGCATCAATCCGGCGAAGGTCTCCGCGAAGCGTTCAACACTTATATTGAGAGCCTGACCAACGACATAGACTTAACCGACATCGATGAGGATGAGCTTTTCAATCAATCTCAAGATCTTATCGAGGCTGGAAAATGGTGGACCTCAGACGACAATCAATCATCAGTCGGAAAATGGGACATCACTACACCTGACGCCGAAATCATAGCTGAGCTCGAAGCTCAAGGTTACGAACTGCCATTAGGTAACGGACGGATTGAAATCGGATGAACGCACGCATTGAACTGGTCCACCGTGACCACACAATCAAAGCAGAGCCCAAAGCCATCGAGACCGATGGCGGCGGCTTTTGGAAAACATCAATCGAAGAGCCCGGTGGCCGCTGTGTCTATTGGGATGTCGAAATAATCACGAGCATCGAGGGCATTGGCAAAATCTTGTCAGACCTCTGTGCGAAGGTAGACGAGCTCGAAGAGCTCACAAGTGAAAACAAAGAAAGGGATTAAACAAATGGTTAAAATCACAAGAACAAGTGACACGAGTCACCAGCACCTAAAAGTGCTGACCTACGGGGCAGCGGGCTCAGGTAAGACCACGCTCTGCGCCACTGCCAAAGACTGCATCATCATATCGGCTGAGAGCGGGCTGCTAAGCCTGCGAGGTTACGACCTGCCGGTGATTGAGGTCACCAGCCTGGTGGAAGTCCAAGAGGCTTACAAATACCTCACTGAGAGCGATGACGCTAAGGGCTACCGGTGGGTCTGCATCGACTCGCTCAGCGAGATTGCAGAGGTCGTGCTTGCTGCTGAGAAGAAGGCAAGCAAAGACCCACGCAAAGCCTACGGTGAACTACAGGACCGTATGGCTCAGCTCATCAGAGCTTTTCGGGATTTGCCGCGTAACGTGTTTATGAGCGCCAAAGCTGAGCGCATCCAAGATGACACCGGTGCGATGCTCTGGACGCCATCGATGCCCGGCAACAAGCTCGGTCAATCATTGCCGTACTTCTTTGATGAGGTCTTCGCGATGCGCGTCAAAGAGGTCGATGGCGAGACCAAGCGAGCATTGCAGACTGCGACTGATGGCGTGTGGACGGCTAAAGATAGAAGCGGCGCTCTGGCGCAATTTGAAGAACCAAACCTTGAAGCAATTTACAACAAAATCATTGGATAAAGGAGATCAAAACAATGGCAACAATCAATTTCAACGCAAGCAACTACGACTTCGCACAAGAGACTACCTCGAGCTATGAGCCACTCCCGGAAGGCTATTACAATGTGATCGCCATCGAGTCAGAGATTCGCGAGACGAAAGCAGGCACGGGTAATTACCTTCAGTTCAAGTTTGAAGTTCTCGATGGTGCGCACAAAGGTCGCTATATCTGGGACCGCTTCAATCTGCGCAACCCCAACCCTAAAGCCGTCGAGATTGCACAAGAGAACCTCGCCCGGTTCTGCCAGTCGGCTGGACTCAAGAGCATCAGTGACTCTTTTGAGCTGCATCACCGCCCGGTGAAAGTGAAGGTCGCTCATCGTGAGTGGAATGGGCAGACTCAAACTGAGATTAAGGGATACCGCAAAGCAGACCTTGGGAATTCATTCCAAGCACCACCAAGCAATGACACCCCTTTCTGACAATGAAATAATTGCGCTGGCCCGGTCTGCTCCGGTGGTCTCGGGCTGGCGCTTTTTTCTCGACATCATGAAACTCACTTTTAGGAAAGAAAAAATGCAAAGCCAAAAATGGATTTTAGCCCGTCAAGTATTCATCACTTCAAGCGCAACTAATATGAAAGACCCTACGCCAATCTGTAAACCATGCTATGCCAGCATGGTCGGCCAACACGGTAAAACTGGCGAGTGCCGAGATTACTTGATCAATCTCGATACTGTGATTCACATTGAAGAATTCGATCTACACCGACTCGTGATTGATGGAGAGGACAAGGGCATTGTGCCAATTGTGCGCCTGACATTTGCGGCAACTGATGAGGGTGGAATCATTGAACAAAAATTCATCATCGCAAGTTTCGATGAAATCATGCGTTTGACTGATGCTGTCAGCGCGGAGCCAGAACAATGAACGATGATCACGCAAAGTATCATGACGGTGAGCTGTCACCGAAAGAAGAGAAAAGACACTGGAAGCGGCTGGAGCTTGAAGAGGAGGCACGCGAAGAGCGCCGAGCAGAGCGCCAGGCAGAACTCCGAGAACGATATTGGGAGAACGAATGATGCGAACAACGCTGCAAATACTCGACGATAAGATGGAACGCGAACAAGACACCAGCCACCGCCCGCACCTTGGAGCCTCGAGCATCGGTGGCGAGTGCGAGCGTAAAACCTGGTATTCCTTTCGGTGGGCTCTGGAGCCCGACTTTACCGCTGACGTGCTGCGCAAGTTCCGCGATGGTCACGAGAGCGAAGAGCTCATTGCTCGTGAGCTTGAGCAAGTCGTCACCCTCTCGGGTCGCCAGGCACGTTTTCAGGATGGTCACTTTGGTGGCTCAGTTGATGGCATCATCGAAGGCGGATTAGTGGAGGCACCAAACACGCCGCACATTTGGGAGCACAAAGCGGTCAGCGACAAGCGCTTTGACGAGCTGCATCGATTGCGCGAGCGTCATGCTCTGCTCGATGATGAAGGCTCGGTGCTTCTTAAATGGATGCCGACCTATTACGCGCAAGCCCAAATCTATATGTACAAGTTGAAGATCGATTGGCACTACATGACGGTTGCATCTGCGGGCTCTCGTCGGCTGCTGAGTCTGCGCACGCCGCTCGATGAGTTCTATGCTCGAGAGATTGAAGACAAGGCACACCGCATCATCAAATCACTTGAGGCACCGCGTAAGGTCTCGCCTGACTTCGATTTCTGGTTGTGTCGCTTCTGCGATTACGCCGGGCTCTGTCACGGCAATAACCAGCCAGATAAGAGCTGCCGCTCGTGTCGCTATGCTGAAGCGCTCAGTGACGGTCGCTGGCGGTGCATGTTCTTTGAGAGTGAGCTGGATGATGAGAAGCAAAAGCGCGGCTGCGAAGAACACCGCCGATTTTTAGACGGTGGCACCATTCTCGATTAGACTGTAGAAAACACCACCAAGGGGGGAAACATGGACGGACTAGACTTACTTTTAATTGCGATGCTTTTGGGCTTTGGCTTCGTTGTTGCCATCGCTGGCATGATCTTCGAGTACGCACTTGAGAAGCGTGAGCAACGCGCTCTGCATCGTCACGTATGGGGCAACGTGGTCGATCTCAAGTCATGGCGAGACTCGCGCAAGCGGGCATCCGGTATAAGACGTTGAATCACTCCCCCTAGGCTTCGTTAATGAGTGCGAAGTTTAATGGGTGATTCTCCAGCTC